GTACAAGATTCCCGTCTGCCATGTGACTGCGAATGCCCAGGATTGCTGCGGTAGCAGCAGAATGTCCCCATCATACTGAGGTCGATCTACACGGAAACCCCAGCGCATAAGGTCCCGGCAGATCTCCCACTTGCTGGCTTCATACCAAGACTGCTTAAACGGTGGAGCCTCTATGTCCATCCGATCCAATGCCTGATAACACATGTGGATGCAGTCGATATAACCGTCAGTGCCGTCAGCGCCAAACCTGTACGGCATGCCAATTAAATCAGCGCAATCGGACACTGTTACTAATCGGCAAGTTACCAACCATGCGCTGCGTCAATGATCGCCTTGGCACGTCCGTTCCAACAGCATCTAAAACAGAGCCCACCTCTAGATTCAGCGAGACATTATCCCACTGTCCACCAGTGACCTGCCCGGCGTAAGTGTGAACAGTCGTGTGGGATGCCGTGAGACCAGAGTCAGGATCAGAGTCTTCAATGATCAGCAACTCAACCTCCATCAAATAGCTGAGGTTGACAGCCTTAACAGCCCAAGAGCGAGTCAATTCATTGTTCGGAAAAACAAGAGACGCTTCCATCCCGTCGCCTGTACGATTGACGGTGACGCCAGAAAAGCCGAACGGAGCGAATTGATATTCGTCCCCGTTGTGCGTCAGGCGCTTGTCAATAAAAAAGTTTTGAAAGCGGTGCTCAACGGTGTCCGTAGGCGTAATCCGTAGGACATGACCAAAAGCAAACTGCGTCACATCCCGACCCTCTTACGAGTGCTGCCGCTCATTTGTAGGCGCCTCAGCGTTTGTTGCTCACCTTGTTTAGCGCCTTGAGTTGCGGCTTGCCTCATGCCAGCTTGGAACTGATCAGCCGTCACATAATCAACGCTGTTAATGCGTTCAACGTTGTAGCGCACGTCAATAGGTTGGGGAGCCGCTTCAAGGCCTTCAGCCGCTTGATCACCTGTAGGACCAAAGCCTGTTGTGCCACCAGCGTTATTGCGCATTGAATAACGGTTCATCGCATCAATAGCATTGCTGCGACCTGCAACCTCAACGCCAAGCTTGCCGTTGCTGGCACGCTTCAAAGGCATAACAGCTTCCGGCCCGGCTTCTCCCATGAGGCCCACATCGCCACCAGCCATCGGGAAGAAGGTAGGTGCAGCAACCACTCCGCCTTTTGCGTATGGCTTAAGACGACCGCCTTGAATTACGCCGCCATCTGCCAGGCCAAACATCTTCTTGACCGCGCCAGCAATCGCGGCTTGGATCATGATCTTGGCAATATCTTTCAGAATTGAAGCGGCCATTTCTTTGAAATTAGCCTTGCCAGTAGTAATCATTTCAATAAGACCATCGGTCATGCTTCCAATCGCCCCTAAAGCAGTATTTGCAAGCTTGGGGCCAACATCCATCATGTCTTCAAGGCCAGCAGTAAATGATTCCTTAAATTCCTCAAAGTCATTTTTATCTTCTTTGTAGCTTCCGCCTTCTGTTTCTTTTTCTGGATCAATACCTTCAGCTTCTTTGCGTTTTCTAATAAACTCATCTAGCGTGTCAATTTGAGCCTGGGTAGCTCCTCCTTGATTCACTATTGCCTTAAGGATATTAATTTCAACGTCTAGACGGTCTAGTGCTTTCTTCTTGAGTTTTTCGAGGTTGATAATATCCTTAGCTCTTTCAGGCTTGATACCTTTCGCAAGCAAGTCCTTGTAGCGTTTGTCAGACTTGGCCTTCTCCTTAACTGCTTCAATTGCTTTATTGAGCGGTCCAAGTGCTGAGTCGTAAAGCTTGTTGATGCGCTTTTGCATCTCCAGTCTTTGCGCATCGTTCAAGGCTGTCTGCGCTGATGCTGCAGCTCTATTCAGCTCTTCACTGGTCCCATCTTTCTTCAAAGCAGCAATTTTTTGCTCAAGCTGAGAGCGTTGGTTGGCTTGCTGGGCGAGAACTCGGCCGATTTCGCCTTGCGACTGAGCCAAAACAAGCTGCCGCTGCATGCGGGACTCCAAGTCTTGAGCCTGCTTAACCCTGCGGGCCAGGGTGTCCTGGGTGCCACCGCTATCGCCCGCGGCAGGAGAGCCATAGTCAAAGGGTTCGAATTGGCTAAAGGAATAACGCTCTAAAGCAGCACCTTGAGTGGGGTCAGTGTCAGTGATTTGATTCTTTTTCTTCCTCAGCTGCTCGATCTTGCTTGTAAGTCTGTCAACCTCTTGCTGCTCCGCCTCGTATCCACCAATGTCGCTGTACCCATCCCCAGCCTTAGCCTTGGCGGCAACAAGCTTGCCAAGAGCCTGATCACGGTCTTTCTCTAGCTTCTGCAGCTCTGCACTTACTTGAGCCACGCTGCCTTCCCTTAGCAGGTCGTTAAATCTTTTTTGCTCTTTAGATGCGTTAAAAATAGCTCCAGCAAGTATTCCAGCCCCGACAGCAAGAGCAGTGAATGGATTAGCCAAAGCAATAGCAACCATTTGCTGCTTAATCAAGAACAAAGCAGTTTTTATTCCTCCAAGGCTTGTGACAATTGCAGTAATTTTTGCTACGGCAAAAACAGCAAAAGCGGCAGTCGCTGCAACAACGAGAGTGTCTAGGTTTTTGGCAAGAGCCAAGAACAGATTGGCTATCTTAGGAACATTGGTTACCAAGAATGGAGTTATTTCTTTGATAAAGGCAGCGAAAGCGTCTTGGAACTGTGCTCCAATCGGAATCAATGCAGCTCCAACTTGGGCCTGCATGTCTTGAACAGCAACAGCCAAACGCGCCCCGGCTTCTGCGTTTGAGTCGGCAATTTTTGAAGCAGTGCCAGCGTAAGTATCTCCCAGCTCAACAATAAAGTTCATCAACTCGTTTAAGCCAACAGTGCCTGCCTTCAAATTCTTTTGAAGCTCAGGCAACGTCATATCGTTCGCTTTGGCGAACAAGGTCACAGCACCAGGCAAACGCTCACCGAGCTGTCCGGACAATTCTTCTGCAGAAACTTTTCCTTTACTGAAGACCTGCACCATCGCAGTGATGGCACCTCGAACATCTTCTGTCGAGCCACCAGTAGCTTTGATTGCTGCTGTGACGTTTCTGAATGTAGTTTCTGCGTCTCCGATTGGCCCACCAGCACCTCTAACAGCTGCAGTCAGCCGCGTGACCCCTCTGACAGAGTCAAGGGCGGGAACATTGAAATCAGCCGTGACCTGCCTGGCTGTTTCAAGAGCAGAATTGTAATTATCTGCGCCACCGGAGACACCTTCAAGAGCAATTTCAAGCTTCTCTATTTGAGCTGCATAGTCTGCTGCACCTGCCGTAAGTTCTCTAATTGCCTTCAGCTGCGCACCAATTGCTGCGCCAGCAAATGCACCCTCTACTCCGCCTAGCGCTGCGCCACCGACTGCGCCCAACGCGCCTTCAGGTCCACCAAAAATACCGCCTGAAATGACAGCACCAGCAATTTGAGTCGCCTGCCGAGCGCCACCTCTGCCTTGAGTCGTCTTACCACTCTTGCCCATTTGGGCATCAAGCTTGGCAATATCTTTCGTCAGCTGATTGAAAGCTCGACCACCAATTTTTGCTTCATCGCGAAGAGCTTTTAGTGCTGTGCTTTGAGCATTGATATTTGCAATACTTTTTACGCTTGCATTGCCCTGAGCCAGAATCTCTTTTCGAAGAGAAGCAATCCTTGGCTTTGCCCCAGAAGCGCCACGTTCAAGCTGCTGGAGACTATTTTTTAGCTTCTCAATTACAGCCTGACTGCCCTTGTCCTGAAAATCGATCGCGATCTTGAGGGTCTCAATTGCCTTTGCCATCAGAGCGTTTCCTCAGTTCGGATAGGGCCGTTGCCTCCAGGACTTGAAGGCGCTCCAGCGTGTCGCGGCGATCTTTCACATTGTATAGGTCAAATAAGCCGCCGGAACCCAGCAGCACCTCGTATTTCAAGCCGACATAACCAGCCATTGATGTAGTCCACTGCGTCTGCATGCGCAGGAACATCGTCAGAGCTTCCCAGTTCTCCTCCCATACTTCAAAGTGCTCTTCTTCTACCTCTTCAGCCTTGGGCAGCTGCAACCCAAAGGCTGCAGCATCATCATGCGATTTGTCTTCTACACGTTTGCCGCCATTTGCCCAATAGATGGCAGCATCCTTCAGTTTCCCGACTCAGCCTCGGTGTAGGTGTTGGTGTAGGCAGTGATCACAGCTTTGATCCAATACGGATCATCTGCAAACTCCTTCAGTGTCTTCTTCTCAAACACAATCGGAGTGCCGTCTTCTTCCTCAATCCCTTCCCAGCCAGCAAGAATCAACTCAAGCAGCGCGTTCTCGTCTTCATCAGACATGTTGGTGATGACGGAACGAGCAACACGATTAAAAATCGCAGTGAATTCGTGACTGTCAAATTTTCCAGGCTTACTCTCGCTGGGCTCTTTGACTTCAACAGGCCACTTGAAGGTTTTCACCTTCTTACGAACAAAAGCCATTGGGTAAGTGCATAAGCCGGCTCAGCATACACAAAAAAAGGGAGCCCGCAAAGGCTCCCTGTAGACCCCAAACACCTGAAACTTACCTGTACTCAATTTCCAATTCATCATTGCCTGAAGTGCTAGGCACTGCAGTGAAAGGGATCTCCAGCATCGCAATACCGTCAAGATCTCCATAGGAGACATCGGCGATGTCAGCCTTAGTTGAAGCCACTTTCACTTTGTTGCCAGCAGCCGTGCCATGCGTGAACTTGATAACTCCAAGTGTGTCACCCAAAGCAGTGGCAAAATAGTCCTTGGTTGCAAGCGAAACCGCCTCGATAGTAAGGTTTCCGCTGACGTTGCGGTTAGTCAGAAGAACTTCGCCGTCTCCACCAACAAGCTCGCGGTAAACGATCTCATTACCAATGTCCAAGCTGTAGTTAGACAGTTTGGCAGTAGTTAGACCCATGACGCTCAGGTCAGTGGTGTTGCCTTTCTTGAAAATCAGAGGCGTGGCTTGAGCTGCGTAGGTGACCGAGGGTTGAGAGCTGTCATCAGGAGCCACATAGATACCCGTCATCGTGAAGTCGATTGTGGGAATCTCGCCGACGTTGGCAGTGATCGTGAAAGTTCCACGAGCACCTGTCACTTTGTGTCTGACACCATCAATGTTGTAGTGAATGGTGACTGAATCAAAGCTTGCGCTCACGGGGTCATAAGTGACGCTCGTGTTAGCAACAATCGTTTCTGAAAAGCCGCAAGCCTTGAGGGCTTTACCGTAACGAGGTGCCGTGCCAGCAGTGCCAGAGCCAGCAAGCTCAACACTGAAAGTGCATTCAACACGAGTGTTTGCGAGCAGCTGCTCGGAAGCGCCCAAGTAAGGGCGAATCAGATCACGGCTAACAATGTCACTTTGCTGAGGGACAATGCTCAGGTCACGAACGAGTACTGCGTCAGCTCCGTCAGGACCGGCGTCAGTCCCGTAGGTCGACTCCTCCTCAATCAGAATCAGGCGTTTGCGTGTTAGCAGTGCCATCGGTTTGTTCCTGCGATGAAGTTGGTGAAGACGTTCGCTTGATCAGAGTGCGCTCGCCCGTTTCTGGGTCCAGCAGATAGGTTCCGCCTTCTCCAGTGCGTTCACTAGTCATGGTAAATGGAAAGGGTGGTTAGGTTCATCCTAAGTCTGTTGTTACTGGCTCAAATCGTCGACTTCACTGCGATAACGAATTTCGTACTCGCAAAAGATCACACCTGCAGGTTGATCAGCCTCAAGTAGCTGAAAACTTGTCTGAGCAGGCTGCACGTCAATAGCATGACCACCCAAGGTCAAGTCCGCCATGATCTTGGAATGCATGTCCTCAATCGTGTCGTCAGCCGCTTGATCTGGAATCGTCGCCCTCTCAATCACCACGATTCGGACACGAAAAGTCCAATCCAGTGTTGGCAAACTGGTGTTTTGCTCTGGGGTGTCACTGATTGGCTCGATGACAATCGCAGGTGACTCTCCACGACTCAACGGCTCAACCCTGCTTCTATAAATCCTCGTGCCAACCCCAGCCGTTCCGGTCAGCGCTGTCTTGATTGCAGCAAGGATGTTCTCGCGCTTGGTAGTCATATGCCTAGACCAGGGTCACGCTTATTCTGCACGATATACAAAGCACGCTTGTAGAAGAACGAATCAGTCTTCCCTGATGCTTCTAGTGCTTCTTTGACTCGGACCCAGTTGTCGTAGGTCTCCTTGTCCATTCACTAGTCCTTCATCAACATCACACGCATTATCTTGCCGTCATCTAAGAGCATTGGCTCTCGCACTGTATAAGCAACACTGTCAACAGTCATCGTGTCGCCACGCGCCACAGATGAAAAATCAGATGTTTTCACCACCACTGCGTAGTCAGTCGTCAGCACGACTCCGTCAGCGATGATCTCGTTAGGCGACTCGAAGTAGCCCACACTTGTTGTGTCACCAGAGACCACCGGAACAGTGAATCCCGGCGTATCAAAAAAAGCGTCTAGATCTTCGGTGAACGAAAGTGCCATATGAAAAAGCCCCCGCATTGCGGGGGCAATGAATCAAAAATCAGGCGTACTTCTTGCGTGCCAAGCCGGTCACGCTTACAGCTCCTGCACCAGTTCCACCAGCAACAGTGATGACAACACGCGCATAGCGCTTGATCTCATCAGAGTTCACAACAAGGCTCTCGACGAGAGCAGTGTTAGCGGTGGTGGTGGTGAAGGCAGCATCAGTGACATCAGCGAAAGTGCTGTTGTCAGAAGAGTCCTGCACCTTGACGGCATAAGTGACGCCAGAGCCGCCAGCTTCAGCATCAAGGATCAGGGTGATGTCACCTTCATAGTCTTGAAGGTCAACGCCTGTTTCATTGCCAGTTGCAGTGACAACGTCGTTAGGCGCAAACGACAGGACGGTCAAAGTCCGTCGAG